CGTGTCCTTGAATTCGATTGACCCGTTCCGGTCCACGGTGGGTCAGACCGTGTTGACAGCCCAGCTTGTGCTCATCTTTAGTAGTGGCATAGGAGGACAACTACTAACAAGCTGGCGCGACCAAGTTGGTGAATGCAACGAACCGTTAAGTAAGAGACCACCATGCATGGTCTTTGGGGGACGATTCGTTGCTTGAAGACTTCACCTTGCCTTTTTTCCACCCCCCAAACTTTTCAAATTTATGCTGGGTCTGCGAAGCAGGCATAATGAAGGAAGCCCTATCGGGAACCCAGGGGAGCCCCGCTTCAACAGTTACCACCGCCCAGCACGGCGGAAGGAGGTTGCTCCCCTTTTAGTGAGCAATGTCCTCTGGCTCGTCTGCTGGAGCCGCAGTTACCGGAGTCGCACTCAGTTGTGCGCTCTTGATCTCGTCACGAATTTGTCCGCGCAGATTGATCTGAGCCCCCAGCGCAAAGTCGATGATGGTGGCGAAGTGCTTGGCAAAATTTGCAAGGTCTTGCCCCGTCAAAGTTGCCTTTGCAATCTGCTCGACTTCTGCAATCCGCTTCATCTGCTGCTCATTCAGCAGCGAACGCCGGTAGTACTGACCGTCGAACTGAAGCAGATCGTTTTCCGCTGCAGCTTGTTCAATCTCGGTTGTTTCTTGGTTGCTCAATTGACCCACTCCCACGCATTTGATCTCCACATAGAGCCCCATGAAATGGCGGCACGTAAACCCTCTTCTGTCAGCGAAAAGTCTTCCTCTTCCCAAAGGAATGCATCTTCGCCGCCGGCAAAAGCATTAGCTTTAGCCTTGAGCGTTTTTAGGTTTGGTCCCACTAGCTCTGGGTGTTCAGAGTTTCGCGGTTCAGCTCGATATATCTTCATACTGATTTCCTCGTTACTGTTTTGCCACAATGTCATCTCGCAGCACCGTAATAGACCGTGGCGCATCAACCTCGATCCGCGCCATGGGTAGTTCTCTTCTGGTTTTCTGATCACCCCTTCCGCAAGCTGGACAGTATTCAGGCTGCGGCTGCAAGTGATCGAAACACCCCTTGAGCTTGACGCTGATGTCATCACTGATGCGGACAACATCTCCTGGCTCGAACTCTCGCTCAACCGTCCAACGTGGCGTAGAGATATTCAGAATCGCTTCTTCCATCCCTTCTCCGGTTCGAACAGACCTCGTCCACACGGTGTGATCAGCGGTGAATGCCATGTTGTCGGGGTCAATGTTTCTTCCAACGAACAATTTGGAGCCGGCACTTCTAGTCAATCTCAGGGGCATCTATATCCTTAAAATGGTATGTCGTCGTCGAAGTCATCGTCTGGAGCGGCACCAAAACCATCGTCACCTGCTGGCGCAGATGCTGGAGCCTCACTCGACAAAAACTTGCCCATGGAATAGCCGCCTGCTGCCCAAAGTCCTTCGATGTTCAGCTGTGGCGTGCCATCGTTCTTCGTCTTTTTGAACCCCTTCCAATTGATTCGCACAGAACCCCTTTCATCCTTCTCTTCAATGTTGTCAAAACAATGCTGGAAGAAATCGATGACACCCTGGTTAATTTGAAAGTATCCATCGTAGTCGTGGGCTACTGCTTTCGCTGCCCAAGACTGCCCCTGTTCAACAAGACCCTGTAATCGATCTTGCTCTTTCTGCTTTGACTCTTTGGAAAGGGGGTACATGCGTCCCTTACCGGCATGAACTTCAAATGCCATTGTTGTTACCTCCGTTTCGGATTTTTGCTTGCTTTACTTGCTTCTTGAAAAAACCAGACTTGTCCAGTCCCTTCTCTTCTAATGCTGCATCGCCACCCAGCGCGTCATACGCCTTTTGGAAATCGAACTGCGCTGCTTTCACGGTGATATGCACCTCGACAGAACCGTTCGTGACATTGCTTGAATACTTTTTCTTCACCTCACCCTGGAGCGCCTTGATATCTTTCTCGACCATTTCAAGAGCAACACGTTGATCTCCGGCGAGAACATCGATCTCTGCCTCCAGACGATTCTTCCTCTCGAATCTCTGCGCGAGAGCGTTCAAGTCATCGTCGTCTTTGATCATCTCGCAGGTATCTTTTGGGTCTAGATACTGCTTGAGCCTCTCAGGGTCTTGAAACTCTGACTGAATGAAGTTGTACCATGCGTGATAGAGGTCAATCCGCCGAATCATTCGGTCGTCAGGATGGGGTAAAAGCTGACCGGGAACTTTTTCTTCCAGCCAGCCTTTCCGGCGCTTCACTTCTTCAATCTTGAAAACGTCATCGTTCACATAGCAAACGAAGTAACAGAGATCGACATCGAGGACTTCCATTTGCATCCTCATTTGCCACTCGTAAACCGGCTTTTCCTTGTAGCTATAGGTCTTACCGTTGGCAGGACACTTGATTTCGAGGCAGGCGTTGAGTCCGACCAGTCCATCAGGGCTGGCTCTCAAAAACGAGTACTCTGGATGCTCTACGCTACCGGTTACATCTACTTGCAACCCCGTATGCCACTCAAAAAACTCTATGGCTTCAGGTTCTTTTTCCCTTCCCTGCTTAACAGCAGGGGTTTCAAAGAATTCAGATTCGGCTCCAGCCAGAGCCCTGACTTCTGTCCTAACCTGATCTTTAGGTTTGCCCCAAGGGCTTTTGAGTTCCCAGACAGCGCAGGACGATGCATTGATCTTGCCGGCTCGTAGTGCAAGCCATGCTTTGGACCCTTGTTCTGGGACACTAGCTGCCATTGACCTCTCCCTGAATTTTTTCTAACTCGATCTTCTTTAGATCAGCAACACGCTTGTTGAAGTCCGAGCGCAACTCATCTGTCAGAGCGCCCTGAAATTTGAGTCGAGCATAGTTCTGAATCCTCTCAACAGTTGCGATAATTTTCGCTTCGCTTCGAAGTTTTTTGATCTCGTCCGTATATTGGCAATTGTAAAACTGCCTGATCTCGACACCGACATCCTTGACAGCTTCTGGCTTGATCTTTGTGACAACAGAATCGTTAGCGGCAACAGAATCGTTAGCGGCAACAGAATCGTTAGCGGCAACAGAATCGTTAGCGGCAACAGAATTGTTAGCTGCTTCCCTAACCGTGCTTTTTTGAACGAACCCATCGCGCTCGACTTTGCTCCACAACTGCCAATACAAACCAAGCTCACCCAGCGCCTTGCACAGGCAACGCTTCTTGGCTGTGTTGATGTCGTTAGCATTTGGGTTGACGATTGGAGACCAGTTTTGATCGGTCACCGGAAGTGTCGTTGAGTGTTCGACCTCACCGATAAATATAGTGGCTTTCACTTCTGCGGTTTTGTCTGCGAAATAAAATACCTCGCCGCCGTTGTCGTAGGTCCAATGTTCCCAAGAAATTTGCGGGAAGTGCTTTCGTGCTTCAGCCAGGGTGTCCATCCAGTTGACGAACGTGACGGCTGTTCCGCCATCCATTGTGTCTGACTGAAGATTTTTGGTTTGTTTGATTTCGCTGAACGTCTTCCAGATTTCAGCGCGGGTGGGGCTAGTCATAATCGTATCCTTGAACTCCTTGGACATGATTATAACTAGTTAGGTCATCATTACAATCCTTTATTTATGATGATTAATATTATTTTTTTATTGATTACTTCTAACGGTATCAACCAGCGTCATATCGGCGGTAAGCAACATCGACATTGCAGGTACGACATTCCATATCTGAAGAAACCGGCGGGAAATTTCCGCGTCTAATCCCATGTAGTTATGTTCGCGCACCTTTTGAAAAAGTTTCTCTCGAACCGCTGCAGAATGCTCTTCGCATACATCCTGCATAGCTTCGATCAACATAGGCAACGGGCTCTGCACTTCGATCATATAGCTTACAAACGCGCTTGAACCTTTCTGATAGTTTCCAATTGAATATCCGTGCGCTTTAGTGGCTTGCCACTGTGCTTCCAGTTCAGTTGTCGCCCTGGGACGCCTCGCCATCATCTCTTTTAGCGTTGGATGCTCACCCTTCATTTGTAATGCTTTGTCGACGAATGCTTTCGTGGTCTTATCACAATCAAGCATCGTAAGGTTCCCGTCATAGAGCCCCCAGCCAAGTCGTGGTGCGCCTGTAAGCTGCGTATAGATTCGAAAATCTCTAGGGCTTTCGTCCCGCATTCTCAAGGACGTCTCTTCAGAAACGTCACGCCGTGAAGAAATCCATTCGGCAAGCCGTTCAGTTATTTCTATCTCGTCCCCAAAATCAGGGCGAGTAATTCGTGTGATACTGCTCATTACTACTACCCTTCTGACCCGTTCTTCTTTGATTGGTTGAAACGAAATAATCCCAGAGCATCTTGCAAGCTCATCTCACCGCGAGATTCTTTGTAAATGACGGAGAACACCTCTACAAATGTTTCTGGTGTCAGGTGACCGTTCTCTTCTTCGAACTGCTTGGCTTTAAAAGCGGCATCCCGCATGTCGCGTTCTTGCCGGTAGTCCGCGCTTGGAGGTTTTTCGACGGCGTGAACCCAGGATCTCATATCGGTGTCGAACGCTTCGCAAAAAGCGTCAGCCATTTTCAGGTCTTTTGGAAGACTGCCGCGCAACCAGCCATTAACCTGATTAGGGCTTGCGCCTGTGGCTTTTCTAATCGCTGATGCTCTTCCTCGCTTATCGGGGTAGCCATTGCGAGTCATTACTTCCGCGATCCATTCGCTTCGCTTCTCTATTTTATCGTCGCTTCTCATTTCCAACTCCTCATGTTGGGCGAAAAGGCAACATATCAAACTTTCGCTGCTAGTGGTTACTGCGAATGCATACAGTCTAGGTTGCGCTCACCTCTCCTAAGCTGCTGAATACAGAGGAATCCCTTATCATTATGTTGATCTTTCGAAATATTTTATTTCCTATAGTTCATTTTTTATTCTGAAGTTCTATACTATCGCCTCAATTCAAGGAGTGACATATGGCAGTTTATCGAACCGCAACCCCCGAAAAAAACTACACGGTCATCCCCAATGACCTGATTCGTAAACCTGGTTTCGATCTCCAAACCACCGCACTTCTCATCTACCTGCTCTCGCACAAAGAGGACTGGATAGTCACCAATAAGTACATCGCACAAGAGTGGAGCATCACGCCGAACACCGTTACGAAGATGATGAGCAAGCTTGAGGCAGCTGGTTATCTCAAGAAGCAAAACGACAAGATTCAGTGGAACGGTTGGGACTGGCTTGTGACCGATACCCCTCACACATTTTGCGATACCCCCTCTCAAGAATTGAGAGAGCCCCCCCCACTCAAAAATTGCGAGGTAAGAAAGACTATAGATAGTAAAACTATAGTTAATAAAAGAAATACTAAAAAGAAGAAAGCCAGTATCTCCCTGGCTGACGCAATGATGATGGTTCCCGCTGGATGTCCAGCTACCGAATGGGAGCGATGGGTCAGGACTCGATCAGCTGGACACAATATCGGCGTTCGGAAGCTTGAAAACTGCAAAAGAGACTTTGTCGATCTTCAGGAAGCAGGACTCAAGTCCTGGGAGAAGGCAATCAGCAGAGCAATCGACAGGGACTGGCAGTCTGTGAAGCCACACTATTTTGAAGACTTGATACGGTCCGACAAGAAAGTATCCGCGCAATTCGAAGGAGTTGCTTGATGGAGATAGCGGACCTCAAGCAACAACTGACACCCTACTCCCGCGAACTGTGCAGAGTTTTGCTGCCCGATGGCAAAGCCGTAGGAGGTAACTGGAAAATCGGAAACGTCCACGGCGATCCCGGCGACTCGATGAGTGTCAGGCTGGAAGATGGAACATGGACTGACTTTGCTACCGGTAAGGGTGGAGACCTCCTCGACCTAATCGGGCAGAACCAGAACATGAATCTCTTAGAAAGCATGCAGTGGGCTCAGAAACAGTTCAACATCAAAGACAGGGTTGCAACCGCGATTCAGTCTGCTAAACCAGCAAAGAAGAAAACCTACGCTACCCCTCGACCGCCCAAGCAATCGAACACGGGTGAGCTGCACCAGTTCTTGGAGAAAAGAGGTTTCCCTCAATCCTCACTGGGAGACATCTGCCTCCGATACAAAATCTATGAGACTGAAGCGCTTGGCGAAGGCGTTGATGCCGTCTTTCAGTTTTTCGATTCGAAGGGGCAGTTGTCGCTTCTGAAAAACCGCCCTTTGAACTACGAAACAAAGAGCAAGATGGGCATGTGTAAGCAGAGCGACCAAAAGCAGATCCTACTTGGGTGGCACACCCTCCCCGCGAATGTTCGTCAGGTCTGGCTTGTGGAAGGTGAGATGGATTACATCGCGGGAAGCGAGATGGGCTTTCCCTGCTTGTCGTTACCGGCGGGTGCGCAGAATCTTACCTGGGTTGACATCGAATGGAACAATCTTGACCGGTTTGAAGAGATCGTTATTGCCGTCGATCAGGACAAACCAGGGAATGAGTGTGCCGCCAAGCTGCTGAAGAGATTCGGAGACAGGGCGCTGCGAGTCGAGTTCCCGGCAAAGGACATCAACGATTTGATGATCGAGCATGGTCGGGCTGTCGCGAAGCAGATACTAAACGACTGTTACGAAGCTGCTAAATGGCAAGACCCAGCCCAGCTGCAGAATGTGTCTAACTTTGTCGATGACGTCATTGACTTTTTTACAGAGACAGAGGGCAACGATGCCGGATTCGGTTCAGGTTTTGACAAGGTAGACAGAGAGGATATTCGGTTTAGACCAAATGAAGTCTGGGGTCTGCAGGGCTACAACGGTAGCGGCAAATCGATGTTCCTGGGTCAGATCAGCTTGAACGCTATGAAGCAAGGCAAGAAAGTCATGATTGCTTCGATGGAGATGGCTCCCAAACGAACCTTGGGTCGAATGTGTCGCCAACACACCGCACAGTATCGTCCGCCTGATGATGTTGTTGCCAAATCACTAGACATCCTCGCCCCCAACCTGTGGCTGTACGTTGACTCTCTGTTACCGGACCTCGATCACCTGTTAAGTGTTTGCAAGTACGGCTACCAACGATACGGGATTGATGTCGTCATCATCGACTCGATGACAAACCTTGTTCTGCAGGATGACTACAAAGAACAGCAGCGATGCATGGAAAAGCTGGTCAATTTTAAGCAGAACCTCGACGTCACAATTTTTCTAGTCACTCACACCCGTAAAGGTGAAAACGAAGCTAAGGCACCAGGGAAGTTTGACACCAAAGGCAGCGGGGCTATCACCGACCTTGCTGACGGATTCATGAGCCTCTGGAAGAACAAGGCAAAGCAGGACCACATCAGAAGTTGCCAGCTAATCGGTACGGAACCAGACCCTGACATTGTTCAAAAACCAGATGTCATCCTCGATGTTTTAAAAAATAGACATGGAGGCTTTGAGGGTAAAAGTGGATTCTATTTTGACCCGAAAACGTGCCAATACCTTGAGCGTGAGAATCATGTGTCGCAACCCTACTTCAAGATTTCGAAAAAGGAGAAACCATTTTGATTGATCAAGAACGGTTTGCAAAAAACATCAGGGACGCTGGTGCCGAATGGCAGCAAGCGGAGATCGAACTGGCAAAAGCCGAAGCGGCGGAAAAAAAGATTTTCGCAATCCTGCAGTTCAGGGCTCAAACAGAATGCGGACACAAAAGCATAGCCGCACAGTCCAGCTGGGCTGACGCCCAGGATGAGGTGGAGGTCGCACGAATCAACAGGGGCATAGCCAGGGGCGCACTGGCAGCAGCAAAAGCAAACTATGAAGCAGCAATGACGGAATTTAAAGCATGGCAAAGCGAACAGGCAGGACTAAGGGCGGAACGGCGCGTTTACGGATCGTAGAGGACAACATGGTGGTGGTCGTCAGTTTAAAAATTAAAGGACCGCGACGACACCTCAAAGGGATGATCAAGAAAGAACTGAAGCGGTCGATTCAAAACGACCTCGAAAGCGAGTTACCCAGCGGAGTCGAAATCGAATATTTCGGCATTACCGAACTTTGAAATCACGGAGAGCAACGAAAGATGAGCGACGATACCTCGAAAGAATCACTGAACTTGGATGCTGCGTTTGCCTCCGTGAATTCGGAGTCCACACCCCAACAGAAATCCACCACCTCGATGGAAAAACAAAAGTGGGCGCACACTTTAAAGCCATCCCGCTTTGTTATCGGCACCACCGAGGAGGAGCAGATAACCATCACTACACCTCCCGGCACCCTCATAAAAACCGCTTTGAAAAACGCTACGGAGCGGAGGCAGAACTCCTCGAATGGACAAGAGAACAGCTCGAAGAATGACATGGTTAACAGTCCGCCGCACTACCTGAGAGAGGGTGACATGGAGTGCATCGACGCGATGGTTCAGGTTTTCGGTGAAGAAGCGGTTCGACTCTATAGCAGAATCAACGCATTCAAATATCAATGGCGACAAAACTATAAACACGATGACCCATCCGAAGACATTAGCAAGGCGATTTGGTACTTGCGATTTAGCCAGGGAGATGACCCCAGACATGACAAATAGTATTAAGAAAGGTCACGCATTCGAGCGTGAAATTGCGAACGCTTTAAAAGAAGAGCTGGGAGACATCCTCGACGCGGACTTTCGAAGAATCCTCGATCAGACCAGGGAAAAAGAACTGGGCGACATCGAGGTTGGTCCCTTTGTCATCGAGTGTAAACGCTACGCGCCAATGGCGTCACCGCCAGACGCATGGTGGGACCAAGTCTGGATTGCCGCGAGTAATACAGGAAAGCATCCGATACTGATCTATCGCTTTGACCGGCAGCAAAAGCAATGCGTAGTCCCACTGTACTTGCTGCATGGTAGCTATAACCACCGCAAGGATTTGACCGCTACCCTGGACTGGCGGACCTTGATATTTGTCATGAGGGAGGTGATCAATGCCGAAAATCAGATCGTTTTCTCACCTGAATAGCCTCGTAAAAATTTCGGCGGAAAAAGCTTTTTACCCCGAAGTCATTATGCACATGAAGAAGACCATCGACAGAAGTTGGTGGGGAGTCGCTGAATCAACGCTGATGTTCTACTTGCCACGGGCAATTCTCAATCTACCTACCAAGCGGGAGCGTCGAGCAGCTCTCGACTCAATACCGGCGGATACGCCAGTGAGCAACCTCCGACAGTTTGTCGAAGACGGAATGATCACGTTATGGGAGAAGGACAATGAGCTGGGAAAGCGATCTAGCCAGAGGGGATGAAGTAGAAGAGGAGTGGTATCAGAAGCTGCACGGCATCTTTCAGCAGTGTCAGAAGACATTCGGAAAAGACTCGCGCTTCGATATCGAAGTCCCAGAACTCGACACTACCATCGAGATCAAGTTAGACGAAAAATGCCTCGACACCGGCAACATCGTCATCGAGTATCACCACAATAAACCGTCTGGAATTCTCACAAGTGAAGCCGATGTCTGGCTTTTCACCACGGGAAAGGAAGACATTTGGATCACTCGAAAAAACATTTTGAAAATGATCCTGGTCGAGGAACTGAAGCCGACCAGCTTTACCGGACCAGGGGACCGCTATTCAAAAGCGGTCTTCCTAGTGCCGATAGATATTGTTAGGCGTTACTCGACTCAGGCACCCTCGCAGCGCGAAATGCAAAACAAGAAAAGTCGTCACAAAAAGAACTAGTTTTCTTGTTTATCATGGCGTTACTCCTCGTACCCGCTGATCACCGACTGATCGTCGGTAATAAACAAATCGCCGCCAGAGATTGGATAGCGTCTGCCAGATGTCCAATCCGTCAGCCCACCATCCTCCCGACCACGCTGATCGTGTGGTTCAAATCCGGTAATTCGGACATGGTCGTCAAGCCAATTGTTCGCATCCTCGATGCAGCTTTCAATTGTCTCTCCCTTGCCCAGGACACACGATCCTTCCTGAATGATTGCAAATTTGTTATTGACCATTTTGGTCCTCCTTTTCTGCCAGCAACCTAAGCAATCTCAAGGCTGGCTCAGATATCGGTGCGGAACCATCAGTCCGAAACCAATGGTTCACCGCATATGTTGATACACCTAGCTCATTAGCTATACGCTCATTGGTCCAGCCCAGCCGGCGTTTAAGCTCTCTTAGCTCTTCGCTGCTCACTGTCAATCACCGCTAAAAGTATGGGCTGTTTTCTTGAGATGCTCCTCAAGGAATTGATTGATTGATTGAACAACATGTTCTGTTGTCCCTTCATGCATACGGGAAGGGTATAGCTTGTCGCCCACCAAAGAATAAAGATGGACTGAACCAAAGCCCAACAGCCCTGCGTTACCAATCCTGCCAAGAAGCGAATCTCCGCAACTTTTAAAAGAATGGTAGCCAATAAAATAATCGCCATCATCGCCGCGCAAATTTATGCCTTTCATTGGCTCCCCGTGCCTATCGAAGACGCGCAGCCAGGTGCTTTCTCGCAAGCTTTCATGCCATCCATCGTTTGGATTTTCATGTCCTTTTTCCCAACACCATGCAGAAACCTCTGCCGCGACAATTCCTCTATCTATTTGATCTTCTGACACCTGTAACCTCCTTACGGTTTTCATTTATATCGTCCGCGATCTCTCGCCGCAACCGCTGGGCGGTCTCACGTTCAAATCGCTGGGACAGTTTGATGTCAGACACCTTGCATTTCGCTGAAGGTGTCCGTTCATTCAGGTCGATAAACTGGATGTCACCCAGGTCATCGTCCTTAAAAATTTGTTTGAAATAATTAGCCACTTTTTTGTCTCTTTTTGTCACCTTGCAAAACCCGCCGCATCTTCTCGATCTCTCTCTTCTGAATCTCGCGGGACCGTTTCTCGATAGTGTCTCTCCTGACACCGAACATATCGGCTTGTTGACTCATCGCATCCTCCGCAATCGGGGCAGAGCCCGTCTTCATCGAGCCAGTACGGCTCGAAGTCGTATTCGCAATCGGGACAGGTTTCCCAATTCCAGGGGGCATTCGGGTCATCGAACGCCCCTTCTGGATATGGGCTCCTCACTATCGGAGCCCTCCCAAGAGCTCATCTGTAGACTGCTGCTGAACGGTGATCTGAAAGCCGATAGCTTTGATGTAAGCGATGACTTCAGCCGTCAGCGTTTTAGTACCGGCGATAGCTGCAAACTTCCGCGCCGTACTGCAGGCTGGATAGGCAACGTCCTGCCCGTAGTTGTTTTTGATCTCGATTTTGATTTCCATTTTTGAATCTCCTAATTTGTTTTCCTGAATTAACAGGCGAGAACGGGGACAAGCCCCGCTCTGGTCTGCTAACTCCGCGAGACAAAAGTCTTGCCGTTGAACTTGGCAATAGGCATCCAATGATTGACCAGTCCGGCGCGGGGCAATTCATACTCCACCCTGGTCCTCGTTCGATTGATCTCAGCGACCTGACACTCCCTGTCAGCCTGATTGATGAACTTCAAAAAACAGCTTCCCATCTCAATCTCTTTAGGCGCGGACCTGCGCCTTCCACGCTTCGCCAAAACGCCGTCCCCCGAGTAGTAGCTGACATAGCCGGTATCGCAGGCAAGTGACCACTTTTGATAGAACACCTGTCCGCAGATTGCTTGGTTGTACCAAACTGAACCATCGTCAACGGTGATGAACAGGTGCTGCTTTGCCGTGTTGACCTTGTCAACGTGATGCTCGATTTTCATTTTTGAAACTCCCAGTTCGTTAAAATTTTGGGGCGGGGAAAATCCGCCGCCCCCTCAGTTATGCCGCCTGTTGAACGACTTGAATCCCGGTAAGCTCTTCGAGGAAATCAATTCGACGTTGAGCCTCAGACGCTGCCTCCATGAGGTACTTATGAGCGTTCTTCCCTTTCAGGGCTCCCAGCCAGCCTTCGAGGTAGGCGGCGTGGTCCTCGCGAGGCGTCACCTCGATACCCAGATCGATGCTCAGAAGAATCGCTCCGAACTCAGCGACCAGCTCTTCCTTAGCCCGACCTTCCTTGGAGTGATAGTCATGGATAGCATCCAGCCGGTTAGGACCAGCAGCCCAGTGGACCAACTCGTGGCAACCGACGGCGTAGAACGCCTCAGTTGAGGTCTGCGTATCGGAGCCTTCGAATAACTCCCGTCGAGGTATCTGGATGTAGTCACCGACGGGGGAAAAGAAAGCACCGCCACTGTCCGCATATCGCCAGTCAGCACCCGTTGCCTCGAAGAACCGGTCCACGTTTTCCAGAACCTGGGTTGTGTCTACCGCCTCCTCGATGACAGGAGGCACCCACGGTTCGCCGGTCTCCTCATGCCGCACATCCTGAGCCCGAAAGACGGTCGCCCCGCCCCAGCGAGTGAAGCTGTACTCTTCCCCTGCATCGTTCTCTCGCTTAACCACTGCACGAGTAGTGATATGGATACCCTTACCCTTGAGCCCCTTGCAGGAGTAGCCCAGACGCTGCCAGCCCTTAAAGGTTGCAACATGGGTAGCGCCATTCATCGCCAACCAGAAGCTGTTCCAGCCGCTGTAGACGGTGCCTGTATCGACGTTCATAGGTCGGCAGCTGATGTCACGCCAACCCTTGGTCCACTCGATACCGTGGGTCTCGATGAGTTCGATAACCTGATCGACCATTGCCTGTAAATGTTCTTCTCGTTTTGCCATGTTGAGCCTCCTCAAGCTGCTATGGATTGTTGTTGAGATTGTTTGAACTGCAGAGCGGCATTGCCCCACTGGGTAGCCATTGCCTGAGCAATGCCGTTATGAAACTTTGATCTGATCTTCCAGCGCTCCTCGCCGGGAGGTGCCATGTGTATGTCATCCCGTGCAGTTGAGCCGTCTACCCTTCCGGTACGCTTCAGGGCTGGAAGGTTCTTCAGCCACAAGTGCGTCATCTTCTTCAGGTTGTCTTCAGCATCATCTGACTGAGCGAAGTGCCACGGCTGCACGGTTGTACGGGTGAAGGTGCCGTCATCCTTGCAGAGCTTCTCCCAACCAGCGCCCCAGATTTTCTGTTTCGCGTGCTTATGCATCACGGGATTCTCGATGGCGATCATGGGAACGTCCGCGTCCATCAGTGCGCGGAAGAGAGCCACGCCCCTGTCCAAGTCTGACCACATCTCTTCCACGGTTTTACCGGCAGGCGGCTGGTGCAACCAACGGACCCCTGAATTGCAGAGTCGAGTACATTCGGGATGTCCAATCAGGACCAGATCCCATTCATCCCAGCCGATGACATCGAGAACGTCACCTTTCAGGTGTCGATTGGTCGGTGTGTCAGCATCGAGAAGGTCGCAGGACCATGCATCGAATCCCTGCCAAAAGAATGCATCTCGAACCGTTCCTGATGTTTCACAAGCGACCAGCACCTTGAGTTGTTCCCTTTCCATCATCGACCTCCCCAGGTCTAAAAATTGCCAAATTGGCAAGACGGATCGAAACTTATCACGCGAAATTTCCAATGGCAACACTTTTTTCAACATTGGACACAATTATTTTGTAAAATGCTATTTCGCGTATAGATGTATCAACAATGGATCAGCAAACAGCACGACTCGATAGGATAGAAAGCAAGCTGGATGCACTGGCTGAAATGATGGCGGACCTCGCCCGGCTCGATGAACGAGCGGACGCCATCGAACAGAAGCTCCAGCGCCATGAATTGCGGCTCGATTTGATCGAGAACTCGACCAACAAAAACACCGAAGCGCTCGCCGGTTTGTCCGGTAAGGGAATGATGATCGAGAGAGCAGGCTGGATTTTGTTTGCCGGCATCGCCGCCTGGCTTCAACGCCTAATCTGAAAATTTTTAAGCGGGGAAAAAATGAACTCACCCACAGTGCCGTCTCCTCATAAGGAAGAACAAGAAGAAGAACGAAGACTGACTATTAAGCAGGAAAGGTTCATCGACCATTACATCGAAACTGGGAATGGTGCAGAGGCTGCTAGACAGGCTGGCTACTCAGAACAGACTGCCAGAGCAATAGCCTGTGAGAACCTGACAAAGCCATACATGCAATCAGCGATTGCCAGAAGAAGGAATGAATTGATGCAGGATACCGGAGATAAGATCACTCGATTTCTGTCGATGTTGGAAGCAGAAGCAACCGATAAAGACAACTCCGATTCAGCCAGAGTCCGCAGTCTGGAGCTTCTCCTCAAAGCTGCCGGTGCTTTCGTGGATCGACAGGAAACCGTAGTCTGGGAAGGCTCTTTTTTAGCTGATCTGGACCTCGAATCCGATGAAGAGCAGCCAGACCCTGGCAATAATCTTAACGAAAACAAAGGCT